ATTATACCATAGCCGTCGAGGAATGCAAGCCTTTTATGGGATTTTTTTTTCGCCACCGGAAAACTTCGCGTCTTTGGGACTCCTACTCGCGTACGTCTTAATACATACACAGAGTCTCATTTACAGGTTTTTGGGACTCCTAAGCTTTGGGACTCCTAGACGAACTGGGACTCCTAAAATAATAATAAAAATGCACTTATAACACAAACATAATTCCTATATAATAACAGGAGATTATACCACCCCATGCCTTTACCAGCACCCACCCCTTCAGTCCCCAACTCTACTACCTGGAATGTATCAGGTGGCGGAGGCTATACCGGAAACGCATCCGGGATTCCAGCCGTTAGCGGTGCCGCTAGCGGTCTTGGAACTATAGACTCTTCAGGTCCATGGTTTATCGAAACCCAGTCGATGGAAGTAGAGTACTTTAGATATCCTAGAATGTCGCGTGCGCGTCTAAGTAACGCTGACTTTGCGCTATCAGGATTTGTTCCTGCCGTTAACGTTGTATCTGGTTATCAATACCACACAGCGCTAGCTGCTAAGATAAATGTAACCTACACTGCGACGAAGTCATACGACAGATACACTACCTCGTCTTACACTCAACCGCAGAAGTTTACTGTTTATCCCGCAAGTGCCGATGCTAACGGTATCTCATACGGAACTCTTGTCACCGGAACTCTAGGTCCGGGCGGTTCTATAAAAACCACTCAAAAATATTTCAATCGTAGACCATGGGACAACAGTGATTTCACTGCTTCTCAGACCGAGGAAGTATACACATACTATTGCGTAGCGTCAGGCGTATATATTAATCAGCCAGACATATGGAATCAGTATTCTGTCTTCATGGGTTATGAATGGAACATTTTCCCAGAACTATCCCCTCGTAGTAACCTCACGGAATGGGATATATTTAATGGCGGTTATGCAGTGAAGAGTGGAGCTTACGCTGCTGCGGACGATACGACCCAAGATGTATTCGACCTATTAGATGGTTTAGGCGTAGCCGTCCAAACGGGTGCTAATCTATACCACTGGTCCTATTATGACGCAGCTACTAATCCACTAGGTTACATGCCTAGAGCTGGAAAGCAAATTGTTCATTACGATATAAACCGACACGATTATAGCTAATAAATATCTAATTTTTTTAAAGAGCTCAGATAATATCTGGGCTCTTATTCTTTTATTATACCTAAATAAGATATGGCTAAGACAGTTTCAGGGAAAATCCGTCTTCTAAAGAAAGAAGGTAAACCACAAAAGCAAGCGGTTGCTATCGCCTTGGACATGAAAAAGCGGGGGGAGTTGACCGAAGACCTGCGCAAATGGGTTGCAGAAAAATGGGTTGATATCGGAGCTCCTAAGAAAGGCGGAGGTTATAAGCCCTGCGGACGCCAGAAAGGAGAGAAACGTAAAGGCTATCCGAAATGTGTGCCATCTTCTAAAGCTGCTTCTATGTCTAAATCACAGAAACGTTCAGCTGTTCAACGAAAGAGAGCTGCTGGAAATACAGGACCTAAACCTACTAATGTTAAAACTATGAAAGAATATCGCGTCGTTGAAGGCAAGCTATGTCCGAAAGGGAAATCAGCAGCCAAAAGAAAATTTAAAGTTTATCCATCTGCCTATGCCAACATGTATGCCTCTGCTGTATGCAGTGGAAAGGTCACGCCTGGAGGAAAAAAAGGAAAAAAGAAAAAATCTCTAAGTGAGCATCTAAGAGAAGCCAAATCCCCTGCGTGGCAACGTAAAGCTGGCAAGAACCCTGAAGGTGGTCTGAACGAAAAAGGAGTAGCTTCTTATCGAGCTGCGAACCCTGGCTCTAAGCTCAAGACTGCGGTCACTACGAAGCCATCTAAGCTAAAGAAGGGAAGCAAATCTGCTAAGCGCCGCAAATCATTTTGTGCTAGAATGAGCGGTATGAAAAAAAGACTAACATCTGCAAAGACTGCAAATGACCCTGATTCTAGAATAAACAAATCACTACGTAAATGGAATTGCTAATATGAAACCTATCGGAATTATCGAAGAAAGTCGCACGATTAAAACTGCTAAGAAAAAATTATCTGATATGAGAGACCTTAAGGATAAGGAAAAAGCTGCGATGAAAAAACACTTTAAGAAAAAGCCTGGAAAGCTTGAATCACTTGCCGGAAAATTAGGTTCGGAAAACGTAGGACGAGTATACGACTCGTAAAAAAATTCGCAAAAAAAATCGCAAAAGATAAGATGAAGATAATAGGTAAAATACTTTTTGAAACTGAGCAAGGTACAACTACTGATGCTGAGAAGGACGAATCTGCAAAGAAGGCTACGCGACGGAGAATTAAACTGCGAAAAGGGATAGACCCTGAAGTTTATGCTGGAGAAGAGAGCAAAAAACAAACTAGAGACACTAAATAATAATATGGACTTATTCAATCACAAAAGCAACCCGCTATCTGAAGCGTATGAGGCTAAAGGTAAAAAAACAAAAATGAAAAAGGAGAAGGCTAACGACCCTATTTCTAAGACTAATGTAAAAGCTCCTTGGACGAAAATGACCGTCCCTGGTGATGTAGCCATTGGTGTTAACAATCAAGGGGAAGAGTACACTGCGCACACGGGTCCTGACTATGAGAAAAACTCTGATTACGGTAAGCAGCGTAAAGTAAGCTACGGTAGCGAAGTTAAAAACTTTGAAGAAGGCATGTCCCGTGGAGAGTTTGTAGTCGTTGAAAAACAGTATAGCGGTAGCTTGAAGAAGGGCACTGCGATTGCAGCCGGAACTCGTAAAATTATGGCAAATAAACTAAGACGCATAAGAAAAGGTGCTATCAAGCCTGAGTCTAAAATGGCTCAAGCTCCCCCAGAAACTTTTAAGTCTAGAACTATGGCGGCTAAACTTGCAGCTAGGGACGCTCAAGGCATTTCCGAAAACTATGAAAAAGGATACGCAGACATGGGAATCAAGCCTGGAACTAAAGAAGCTAAGGCTGAAGAAAAACGTCGTAAGAAACTTAAGAAAGGAAAATTAGGAAAATGAGGCAAGTAGATTACATTTTAGAAGAAGCCGGTCTGGTGAAAGGTGCGATAAAAAAGATTAAAAAGTTCTTTACGCCACTTACTCCTGAAGAGAGAGAAGAAGCAGGTGTAAAGCCCTCCACGTCTCCTGAGAGATATAAGAAGTCGGGTAAGCAAGTTCCGTCGTTGAAGAAAAAATTCAAGACTGATGAGACTGGTACAGTACGAAGCAAAGACCGTTACGGGGTTCAAGAATCTAACGACCCTTCCGACAAGCTTCCTGGTATCCAAGCTAGAATCTCAGGTATTACAAAACAGCTAAATTCTATGAGAGTGAACTGGGATAGGAATTCTAGTGTTCTTCGCAAAGACAGAAAAGCATTGAGTACTGAGAGAGACTCACTAGTTGCAAGAGCAAAAGAAATTGCTCGCCGTAGAGAATCCGAACAAAGACAAGCCTCTACCGGAAAAGAGAAAGACTAATGGCGGAGAACGACTACAAGAAGCACTTCCGCGAATTTGAATCCGTGGGAGAGGAAGAATCCTTATCCAGGGACGCCTCGCTTCTTAACATGTTCGATGAAAACAACGCTGATATTTCGTTGTTTAACTTAGTTGATGAAGAGATTATCGGTCTTGGGGGTTCTGAATTCTATGTGTACAAGTATGAGACCGATGGGGATACCAAAGATGACTTGTACGGAGAAGACCGGGTAAAGAAATACTTTTCTAAAACTTTGGTGCGAGGACATTACGAGCCTCTAGCAATCCAAGAAGACCTTAGTGAGTTTGGTATTCAGCTTACAAACGACCAAACGTTCACGTTTAACAAGGCGTACATAGAAAGCAAGCTAGGACGTAAGCTAATCCCTGGTGATGCTATACAGCCAAGATTCCAAAACCTTATGTTTGAGGTATTTGAGGTACAAGAAGATGCATTCCAATCCTACGGTGTATACCACCTAGTAGCATCTGGTAAGATAAGAAGAGACTTAGAAAGTCTTATTGACGAGTCGCTCCCTCTCGGATAAGAGAATCGAGTCTGCCTCGTTTGCTTTCGCCAACGATTTTCTCGCTTGCTCTCTTCGTAGCTTCTTCTTTTCTTTGTTGTGCTTTTTCCGAAGCAGCTTGGCGAGCGGCAACTCCACCACCAAACTTTTCAGAGCCGTACTGGGCTAGTCTTCTCTGGAATTTCTCTTCTCTACCAAGGGCTTTGCGAATGCCTCGTCTAACGATTCCGCCTTCGGTACCTTTAAATCTAGCCATCGCAGCCTTGCGCTCCCCTCTTGCTTCAGCTTTAGCAAGTTTAGGAGCATACTTAGCTTCTGCTTTTGCTTTGGTAAGTTCTTTTTCTTTCTTAGCAGCTATTTCTTTGTACTCAGGTCTGTTCTTTCTAAAGAAAGCATCGCTTTTTCCTGTCATGCGAGCTTTAGCTTTTTTGTAACGAGCTGCTGATTTTTCTCTTTGAGCTCTAGTAGCTGCAACTTCGGAGGCGGATTTTCTTTCTGCTGCGGATGCTCTTCTTTCTGCGGAAGCTTGAGCTCTTTGAGTTACTTTTATGTTTTTCTGTCTTGCTTTGTCTGATTCAGCTTTAGCTTGAGTGGCTTCTTTTCTAGCCTCTTTTGCTGATGCTTCGGCTTGACCAACTCTTTGAGCCGCTCTGCCTACAACACCTGCAGTAGCTTTTTTAACATCCCTGGCTTTAAGAGGTCTTAGCTCTTTTTTGGCTTGCATCTTTGCGGCAGGAGTTCCTTGCTGTCTTTCTTTAGTTCTATTTGCAACTATCTGGCGCTGTTCGGCATCAGATTTTCCTCGTTGCTCAGCCTCTCTCTTAGCACTTTCTGCGCGTTGGAATTTTCCTTGAGGAGTGTCAGCTGGCTTTAGTCTAGTTTCATCTAAAATATTCTCTACGAAGAGCTCAAAATTTCCATCAAGGTGTGTTTTTAATGATTCCATGCTAGTTTTCTCTGTGGGTTCAATAGCTTTACTCATTTCTGCGGCTTTTTTAGGGTCTTTTTTGAGCTGTTTAGTAATAAGCTTCTCTCTCTTCGCTTTTTGGGCTTGTTGCTGCTCTGCAGGAGTTTTGGTAAGTCCGACAGTGTCGGTCGTGGCTTTTCTTGCAGCAGCACCGACATCTCCAGCAGCGCCAACACCCTTAGCCCCGGCTTTTCCTGCGGACTTAATTATGGCTCCCGCCATACCAAGAGGTATTGTAATAGGAGCGGCAAGAACTTTTGCAACAATCTCATCGATTATTTGTTCGGAGGGACTATTATTACGTGACATATAGATTATTTAGGGTACATATAATAGTATGCAAAGAGAAAAAATTCTTGGTGTTTTTGGGGAAGAGACCTTCCCTAAGCTAGGAAAAGGATATTCTACGAAAAAAAGAGGTATTGCTCTAAAAAAAATAATGCATTTGCTAGAGCATCTTAAAGCGAACCTGATTTATATGATTCCCACAGAGGGAGTATGCCATGAAATGCTTGCCATTTTAAATATGATAGAGGTTCCGTACATTCTTGTTGTTCCTCATAAAGATTTTATGCACGTCGCAGACCCAAAATACAAAGCGATGATACATCAAGCCTGTATGGACGCTAAAAATGTGATAGTGATGAACGAATCCGACGAAATATCCCAAAAAAATACCCTAATGGATGAAGCCATCAGGTTTATAGATGATAACAGCAGTAAAATATTAAGCATACAAGCCAATACCAGTAAAAAATCAAATCTGCTATCCCAGGTGGACGCTATTTGTGGCGTGACACCTGAGGATAGACATATTCAATTTTTTTACGACGAGTAGTTAGGGTATCGCTGCAGGTAAGTGGTCAGAGAATCGTTGCGTAAAAGCTTCTCTGTTCTCTTTCCATGAGTCCTGTTGGATTCCCATACCGTGGGATTTATGAAGAATACTGATGGGAACAACTCTATTATCAAGACCCTTCTTAAAAGCTTTGAACGTATACAAGATATCATAAAAATCCCAATTTCCTTTTAAGTACGGAGGCTTACTTAGACCAATTGAAAACAAAGTACTTCCTTTTGCTGCGAGGAAAACTCCATCCATAACTACTGCTCTGCCAAAACCACCGTAATAAGTTGGAGACATGTTATGAATGCTGTCCCCGTGGTATACGCACCCGTGTAGTGGGTTCATAGGGCTAACAGGAGCACCATGGTTTAAGCCTTCCCACCAAACACCACTTCTTTGAAGGAGTTGTGTTCCTGCCACTCCGACAAATCCTGCTTTTTCTAGTGAAAGATTTGCTTCTAAAATTTCATTAAATACACTATGATTAGAAAGGATTTGAATATCATCATGGCACATAACGACGATATCGTCTTTTTTAACGTCATGCTCCGATAATGCGTTAGCATACGCTTCAAAAATACTTTTTTTGTTGACGAGGAGATGAACTTCAAAACCTGCTTCTTTTAAAAAAGAGCAAATTTCGTATTCTTTCTCCTCACGAGTTGGAATAAAAGCTAGTTTCTTCATATCTAAATACTATTAATGGACCGTGACGAATTAATTAAGGAATATCATGCCTGTAAGGAGGACCCCGTGTATTTCATTAAGAAGTACGTGAACATTGTCCACCCTATTAAAGGTATAATTCCCTTTGAATTGTACAGATTTCAGGAAAGAATTGTAAATGAGATAGATTCCCACAGGTTCAGCATAATTAAAAAATTCAGACAGGCTGGTGTTACTACCATCATGTGTGCGTATTCTTTGTGGTTAGCGATATTTAAAGACAATAAGAACATCCTAGTGGTGTCTATCGGTGACCGAGAATCAAAAGCGTTCCTGGCAAGGGTCACTGCAATGTATGAAGACCTTCCCGCCTTCTTAAAGCCCGAAACTCCAGAGAAAAACAAAAGCACGATTGTGTTCTCAACGGGAAGTAAGATTAAATCTCAGCCTGCTGGAGCTGGTAGAGGTGAATCTACCTCGCTGCTGATTGTTGACGAGGCGGCATTCGTAGATAACATGGAGCAATTCTGGGCTGCTGTGTATCCTACCATTTCAACTGGTGGCGCGGCGGTACTACTATCCACAGTAAATGGAACTTCTAACCTATACTACAAGTTGTATACAGAGGCGGTAGCGAAAACTAATAATTTTCACGCAATCGATATCTTTTGGAGAGAACACCCTGAATACACTGATGAGTGGGCTGAGGAGATAAGACCTAATATTGGTGAACGAATGTGGCTGCAAGAGTATGAATGCGAGTTCTTGGGTACAGGCGATACCTTTCTTAACCGTAGCACACTACAAAAAATACTTGCAGGCACCAACCCACACTATTATTCTAAGTATACTCACATGATGAGGGTGTGGAAAGACCCAGTACCCTTCCACCAGTATGTTCTTTGCGCAGACGCGTCTTATGGAACGAACAAAGATAACTCGGCATTCCATATTATAAACCTATACAATGGGGAACAAGTAGCTGAGTTTTACTCAAACAAGATATCTTTGAGAGATTTTGCAAAAGTTATCTACAAAGAAGCTAATTTATATAATTTGGCGTATGTTGTAGTAGAAAGAAACGGGTTAGGTCTCGCTCTGATTGAAGATTTATTCAATGAACTAGAGTATGAGAACATGTGGGAAGACGATAAAGGCGACTTAGGGCTTTTAATAACTGTAAAAAACAGAGACATTGTTCTTAACCGAATGGAAAACGCGGTAAGAACATCCGAAATTAGAATAAACTCAGAAAGAACAGTTAACGAACTTACGAGTTTTATTATAACCGAAAACGGCAAGGTGCAAGCCGACAAGGGAAGGAACGATGACCTAGTGATGAGCTTAGCTTTAGGATGCTTTGCCTCCGAAAAAATCATAGAAAAAAGCCCTGTACCCATCAGCAAGGGTATTTCCGAAAAGAAGCAACCGGATTATTATGGCTCAATGGCTAAATATGATAAGAAAGGTGCTGAAACGCTGAAGGATTATTTATCATGGATTCTGAAATAAAAAATAACGAAAACGAAATACTAGAGGAAAGCTTGACTGAATTCCCTGAACCAGTAGGATATGGCAACGACACTTCCCTGTTTTCAGGTAAATTCTTTTCTTTCTTTAAATCTGTATTTGGAACTAAAAAACAAAGTGGTCCGGGTAGACCGCCACGAAAAGCAACTACTGCTTTAGAGGGAGATTCTCTAACTCCTCTTGGAGGAGATGTATTTGATAGTGCTGGTGTCGGAGGTATTAGTGTATCTAAAGGCTTCGCTAGGCTTCCGGCTATAGAAAACCAAAGAACTAGAAGATATAAGAAGTTTGAGTTTATGGACGAGTACCCTGAGATTGGTGCAGCGTTTGATATTTACGCTGACGATAGCACTCAGGAGGATATTAAAGGAAACTCCTTTGTTATTAAGACCACCGATAAGCTGATACGGGAGGAGATTGAGAAGTTTGTAAAAAATACTAAGCTAGACTACTTCATGTGGGACATCGTAAGAAATACAGTTAAGTATGGAGATTGTTTCGTAGAGAACATCGTGGACTTAAACAACACTGCTGCCGGTATTCAGCGCCTTAAAATACTAAACCCGAACTTCATATACCGCGTTGAAGACCAATATGGGTACCTGCAAAACTTCTTACAAGAGATTCCTGAAAAAGGACAATCTATGTACGCAGGTCAAACCAACCCAATGAGTAAAAAGAACACTATCGTTCTAGATAAAAACCAAGTAGTTCACTTTAGAAGAAGGACTGCCGACCCTAATTACTATCCTTATGGGAAAGGGGTCGCCGCAATGGGTGTTCGTGCGTGGGAATCCCTACGCCTAATGGAAGACTCCATGATTATCTACCGCGTGCAGAGAGCTCCAGAAAGAAGGGCGTTCTATATTGAGACAGGCAACATGCCTGCTACTAAGGTAGAAACGTTCATGGAGCGAGTAAAAGATAAGTTTAAGAAAGAAAAATTCTTTAACCCTGGCAAAGGTATAGATGAGAGGTATAACCCGCTAGCCTCAGACGAGGACTTCTTTATTCCAATGCGTAATGGGCAAGGCACAAAAATCGATACCTTACCCGGAGCCCAGAATCTAGGCGAAGTTGATGATGTTAAGTACTTCAGAGACAAGCTTTTAGCCGCCATGAAGATTCCTAAGGACTTTATCGTTGAAAAAGATAAGTCCCCAGAGAGAAAAGCTAACCTTAGCCAGTTGGATGTTAAGTTTGCTAAAGCGGTACATCGGGTTCAAAAAGATGTTGAGCTCGGTATCGGCACTCTCGTAAGAAGACACTTAATGCTCAAGGGCTTTGAGAAGAAGTTCTTGAAGGATGTTGAGGTCACTCTGTGTCCTCCATCCGATATGCATGAAAAACGCCGCTTAGAAATCGATGAACAAAAAATCAGAATCGTACAAGGCGTTCAAGGGCTGATGTTATTTGATAAAGAATACCTATATAAAACCTACTTTGGCATGACCGAAGAGGAAATTAGTGATATGAAAGACAGGGTTTCTGAAGAAGCTGAAAAAGATGCTGCATTAGCCCAACAAGGAGCTCCTATGGCAGGAGGTCCAGTACCAGCACCCGCAGGTGGAGAGGTTCCACCGCAAGGTGAATCTATGGGAGGGGACGTGCTAGACGACTTCTCCGATTCCAGGGAAGCAACTGGAGCGACTAAAACTTAGAGGTTTAGTAAAAAAGACCCTTTGAAGGGCAATATATAATATAAAGGAAAACACCACATGGAATTTAACAACTTATTTGAAGAACGCAATCTTACTTTTGTTCGCATTAGTGAGGCAGCTGACTACTTAGGCACTTGCATTAGAGAAAACGTCGTCGTTTTTGATGTTGCTGCTGCCAAGAACAGAGCAACTTTTCTAACTGAGTCGGGGTATCTGGTCGGAGCCACTTACGATTTTAGTAACGGCAATACTAAACTATCAGATTTTGAAGTAGAAAGCGCAGACAGTATCGTCTCCGACGAAAAGGTAGACGAGTTTGTTGCTGAGAACGTTAGCGAGCTAGTTCGGTCTTTGCATAAAAATACCTACGAAGGTGCCGAAAATTCATTCGGTAAAATCCTAGCGGCGTTTTCCTACAGAAATCAAATAAATGAAGTCCGAAGCGAGCTTTACAAGAAGATGAGCCGCTTTGACCACAAGACAACTGTAAGAGATACTGTAGAGTATCACAAGCTACAGGAAATGAAGACTCAGATTAAGGAGTTTATTGCTGAGAACAGAGATACCATATTTGAATGTAACGACATTGTTAACGGTCTTAAACTAACAAAAGCTCTCTCTACCGCTTTTGACGCACCTAATTTAAAATTAGCTGAGATTATAAACGTAGGCTCTATTGATGTAAGCAAAAATCTAAAGCATTCTCTTTACGAGACCATCTGCAGACAGGAGCTTATCAGCAGAGAGCTACTAGAATCTAAGAAAAACTTTGCCTCCCTGTGGGCAGACAATGAGAGCATTTCTAGGCTCGCCTCCTGCATTTACTCTGAAGATGAGGCGATAGAGGCAGCTATAGTAGAAACCATCAGGAACGTGCCTTACTTTGCGTTAGCGTCGAAGTCTGATATCAATGAGGTAATTACCTCCGTGTACGAAGTAACTGACCCTGGAACCGTTACGAAGAAAGATATTAGAAGTTTCGTATCTAAAATCTTTGAGATGAAGAAGCCTGCGAAAGCTATAATGATTTCCGCTCTTAACGAAACTTACGGGGTAAACGTAAACAACCTTAAGTTTATCCCTTCTTTCTCAAACTTAGCGAAAACTCAGTCTGTAATGTTTGAAGCTCTCTCGCGCCTATCGGAAGATAGCAAGGTTCTTGGCGACTTCTTACACGAGTTCGGTGCCTTCATCAAAGGTAAAGGCGGAGTTGAAGTATTAGATATTAACGATTTCATCAACGAGTGCTTCGAGTCTGATGATGAAGATTCTAACTGGTTAACCGAAAGCGTTGATATGGAATATTTAGGCGACGTTGTTGCCGAAGAGTACGGCTTACTAGAAGCTAAAAAGGTTAAGCCTTCTGATGTTGGCGGCGGTCAATACCGAGGTGATGATGAGGACGAGATGGACGTTGACGACGAAGAAGAAGGTACTCCATCAAAAGACCACGGTAAAAAGGAGGACGACAAGAAAGAGAAGAAGGATAAGAAGGGTCTATCTAAAGAGCAAAGCGACGAGATGGATACCGACAAAGATGGGGATATTGATGAAAAAGACTTGAAAAACCTTCGTTCAAAGAAGAAGAAAGTAACCGAAGCAGTTGAAGCTCCTGAACAAGAAGCTCCTGAGACTGAAGAGGTTGAAGAAGAGGAAGCTCCTCCTGCTGAAGGTGCGCTTTCTGATGAAGAAATAAAAAGCTTAGTCTCCGACATGAAAGACTTAATGAAAGATTTAGATTTCGATAAGCTTGAAGGTGACGAGCAAGAAGATATGGACGTTTAATAATCAATAATGTATTTTTGGCGTAGCCAAGACATAATTGAAAAAGAATGTCTAGAACGCATAGTAAGAAGCTGGGTAACAAGATTATCCAGCTTTTGCGTATTTTGGAGGCTAATGGTCTTAGACTCTAGTATTGCATCAAGCTCAGATTTAAAAAATCTAAGTTGCTCTATGTCTTCGTCAGAGAGTTTGTTGGCAGCTTCAATCTTCTTCTCTTCGGTGGTAAAATAAATATCTTTCTTTGTCATAGTATTGTTACGGATAATCCTAAATTATTATAGGACTTAATTCTTAAATTAGCGTGTTTTTGTAGGTAAGGAACTTTATCTTTAAAATCATAGATAAAAACTTTATTCTTCGATTCATGCACACGTAGCGCACGTCCTAAAGCTTGTATGGTAGCAATCTCAGATTTTAACCCTCTAGCGTTTATTAAGTGGGTGAGTTCGGGTATATCTACCCCTGTCTGAAAAATAGTGGTGCCAATCATAACAGAGCTTTCCTCTTTTTTAAATTTTTCTAAAGTAGCTTCCCTACACAAGAGAGAGTCTTTACCCTCTAGTTTATAAGAGTTGGGGATTAGCTCGTGCAGAATATCTGCGTGCTTAAGGTCTTTCACAAGCACAAGAGTCTTACTAGGCTTGGCTAATATTTTCTTGCACAAGTCCACAATAATACCGTTACGTTCTTCGTTTTCAGTAATGTATTTTGTGTACACCTCACGATAAGGAATTTCCGTGTCCTCTACGGTTCCCCTATCAGGGATATCAAATACGGTTATCTCGGGCTTGGTCAGGAAACCCTCATCAATAAGTTGGTTGATGTCGGTTTCTTCTACCACCTCCCCAAGGTAAGAGATTAGATTTAATTTGGCGTAATCCTCAGGAGGTACTGTGGCAGTAAACCCTATACGACAAGAAGCGTTCTTAAAGGACTTTAACACCTTTGTTGCCAGCTTTCCCTTTGAAAACTCATGAACCTCATCAAACATAATAAACTCTGAATCTTCTAAATGCGAGTCTAGAACCTTATGAATAGATTGTATAGTGCACAAAGTGATGGGCTTGATATCCACACCGTCTCCAAAAGCTACACCTACTTCTATCCCATGTTTTTCTAGAAATTTATAGGTTTGGTATAGTAGCTGCTTCTTCGTAAAGAACACCAACCCCTTTCTTTTTTTAAGGGCTTGGAGTAGAGATGCCATAATAATGGTCTTGCCTGACCCTGTAGGAGCTTTTATTAAACAGCTTCTTCTTTCCAAGGCTTCTTCGACCATACTAGTTTGGTATTCTCTCAAATCCAAGCTGTCTATGTACGAAGGAGAAAAGGGGAAAAGGGTCCTCTCATCCTTAATAACGTAAGGAAGTTCTCCGTACTCCAAATCTGCTATTATATGAGAAAGCAATCCTGAGCCGAATTTGCCTGTCTTGCCTGAGAAATACTTCTTTCCTCCATCCCATCCACGTCTTTTGTACGCTGAGCTGTACTGATAGCCTGGGAGCTTTTTTGTATACTTCTGTTCTAGAATCTGAAGGAGTTTTTTGCTCTTAGTTTTTAGCACCGAAGTGATGTTGCCAACTACTATTTCAATCATAGATTTATTTATTAAAGTATTTTTTTTATCATAAATTTGAAAAAATACCCTATAATGTAGATGGAAGGTAAATATTACTATGTCAGAAGAAAAAGGTATTGTAGACATGATGAGAGAGGATGGCTTACAAGCTATCCCTGTTACTCCTAAAGCTCCGGTAGAAAGACCTACGGACAATGATAAAATTAATGAAACTCTAAACGCTCTCTTGGAGAACGTAGTAGAGAAAAAATCATGGGTTTCAATCAAGTTGCCATCACTAGGAAAATGCTATAATGACTACAACAACGATAGCATAGAAATACGACCCTTTACGTTCGATGACGAAAGAAATCTTAGATTGGCTGCTCAAGAAGGAGCAGGTAACGAAGCAATTGTTTCTCTCCTAAACAACTGCATAAGAGGAATTCCGGTAGAGGCTCTAACCGTATTTGATAAAAATTATATTTTATTTAAGCTTAGAGAGCTTTCCTACGGAAGCACGTATCCAATTGTAGGCAAATGTGATACTTGCAAAACCAACAACACATTGAAACTGGAGTTATCGGCACTGCCGGTAACGTATTTCCAGGAGGATTACGAAGAGTATACGAAGGTTTTCCTGCCGGATTCTAAGAAGACAGCTATTATCAGGTTCCCTAGAGTTATAGACGAACCACACCTTAGCACTCCAGAACATATAGTAGACAATATTAATCGTTTTGTCGTTTCTGTAGAGGGCGTGAAAGATGAAGCTATCATCTTTGCGTTTATTAGAAAAACCACTGTAAAAGACGTTACAGTACTCAGGAAGAAAATATTTGATTTCTCACTAGGATTTGAAAATGAGATTATTTATCCTTGCGGAGGGTGTCAGCGGGAGAACAAAACAACCCTGACATTGAATGAACATTTTTTTTCAGTGAACTGAGTCAGAGATTAGCTGACGACTCGTTGGAACAAGAAGCGTATATACTTATAAGGCATTGCCGATTTTCGTTCAAGGACGTTCTCATGCTCACTAGAAAAGAGAGGGAAAGGTATATTTCCCTCAAACATGAAGAAAATGAGAGAGAAAGGGAACAAATTGAGAAGGCGAAGAATAAATAAAGTATAATGAAGCTAAACAATATAATAGTCGTCCCCCGTCATAATCGCCCAACGGTCCAGTCAAAGACTGATTTGGAGCTAAACTTCTACAATAACGGAAGTTACACGGACCCTTACGCGATTTCAGCGGTATACGTATTTAAAGACACCAACGCGTCTAGCGCAGAATTAGGGTATACTACCAATGGTATCCCAGAACCTCTATTAGATTTAGATACTAGTTCTTCCAGATACGGGCTCCCTAAGTACGATATTGTAGAAGACGCCGTCATGACCTTCCATAATATTGACTGGCACAGAGGACAAAGGGACACCACAGCTTCAGACTTTAGTGCGGGAAACTTTACGGGCGGCGTTTCGGGTGCTAGCGGAATTTACAGAACAGGTGTAGGTCAGTTTGCTTGCGTTCTAGTTCCTGATGCGAGCGGCATTCAGCCAGAAACTTCTGCTGTAAGAAGTAACGAGGCTAGCGCGGCGGGTCAGTACTTTGATTTGTGGGTAGTTAAGAACACAGAGACTGGCGCTTGGACCACGTACAGCAACAAGTTCAGACTAAAGAATGATGTCTGGGTTACTACCACAGAACCCCTGACCTTAACGACCAACACTCGACTTAAACAAAAATACATCGAGTTTGGCTCAACAGTTGATTTAACGTTAGAGACTTCATTTACGTCAGAGAATAGAAACATTCCGGTAGAAGTTCGGGACAGCTTCAGGGAATCAATCATTCAAAACGCTGCGATTAGGATAACTAAACTAAACGAAGAGGTTGGTTTTACAGGGCAGTACGAGGTTTCGGGGTATGCCGATACTTCAGGTTTAGTGAGAATCACTTCGGACGATACTGTAATATTTAATTTCGATACTAACGTATTGACCACTCTCGCGGCAAATGACGGTTTTGGTACTCCAAGAGGTGTATACCAAATCCAAGCTAAATACGACGTACTAAACGAACGGATATACAGTAAGAAGTTTAAGGTAATAGTGAGGTAGCAAAGTACTCAAAATCCATCCTCGCGACATTAAGGTTTAATATATCAAATAAGAGCTTTGGGTCCTTCTTTTTTGCGTGAAGCTCATTCCAATCCTTGAACCCAGTAGGAGGAGTGGTTTGATATAGTTGCGATATATTTTTACGCAAACACACTTGCCTAGCGTTCTTCAAACCTATCGCCCCCGCCTCGTCATTATCATACGAGAAAATAAGTTTTTTCCCTTTCAACATATCCAATTGGGCGTAGGAAATATGACAGCCTTGAGTTGAGGTAGCATTTATACCGTTAAGCTGCAAGGTAAGAGCATCTATAGGACCTTCAGTAATAACTACGTAATCTTTGCTACGGTCGAACGGATACAAAATCTCTGAGGACTTTACCCCGTGCTCGGCTTTGGTAGGATTTATGTATTTTAATTTGTTGCGCGTGAGGGTACGAGCCTGGAAGTAATAAGGAACACCGTTCTTCATATAAGGAATGATTATGCGGTTGCAGTACTTACCTTCAAAGGCATAGTAGAAGGTACCTTTCTCCAGCCCTCTATCGATTATGAACTTAGCTGCCAGTCTCTCGTACAGAACATCTGACCAGTAAAACTTAGCGACATCTATTTTTTTAAAGTTTTTAAATTCCTCAGCAACGCTATTTGTAGAGAGCTGCTTCGCTTCCACGGGAGGCGGGGAGAATATTAGTTCTGCAGCATTGTTAAGTAATTTTTTGTTTATTTTTCTTACGGCTTCGGAGTAAGAAATCCCTTCCAACAAAGAAATCAGGTGATAAAAGTTGCCAGACTCGTGAGCCTTGAAATCCTGCCATAGTCCAGTCTCCATGTTAATGGACATATGGAACTTCTGGTCATCGTAGAATATGGAATTAACGAGAAACTCCGAGTTTCTTTCTCGAAACTCTTCGAACTTTTCTCGTAAATACTCTTTAATAAGATTAGCAGGTATCGTAATGTTCATAAACACAGTATCTCCCAGTAAGATTAAAGTATATGATGAGTGTAAACTGAAGTACAAACTCAGATATATTGACAGAGTTCCCGATAAATACAACGAGAACAGCTCAAAGGATGCAATGCACTTTGGTTCTTATATTCACAAGATATTTGAACTAGGTGTAGAAGCCAAGAGCGAAGAGGAGCTGTGGGAGATTGCTCGACAAGAACGTGACAAGTACGAGTTTGGACCCGAAAAAGAGAAGCTAACTGAGAAGTGCATAAAAAACTTCTTTAAATTTAACTCCAAGCTGGGAGAAACCGTTAGTACAGAGCTAGTGTTTCGTGAGCAGATTACGGATGATTTTACAATCAACGGTATTATTGACCGCGTAATCAAGGGAAGCACGGGTAAGTATCTTGTGATTGACTATAAGACAAGCAAGAGAGCTTCTACGCAAAGGGATTTATTTAGAGACCCTCAAATGTTGATGTATGCTGCTGCAATAAACAAAAAGTATAACGTACCTATTGGCGACATTACAGTAGCTCACTACTACCCTCACCTGGATAAACTAGTCTCAATCAAGTACCCACCAACTCAGGTAAATGCATATGTTAAGGGGGAGCTAAAAACGAAGGTCTGGGAAATAAGAAAAAGAAAAAGAACTGATTTTCCCCCTGTTACAAATAGGTTCTGTGACTGGTGTGGATATAAAGATATCTGCCCTGCATTCAATTCTAGCCCTGGCGTATTAGCAGGAGCAATTCAAGAAGCACAAGAGTCTAGAAAGAAGGATTAACGCTCTTTGGACTTTCTGTATTCTTTTCTAATTAAAAAGAACTTATCGTCGTCAAATATAACTGGATAATATAAGCTTATATCTATTTCTTTAAAGAAATCAAAAACAACGTCTGGATTATATTTATGCTTTTTGGTGTATAGGGTATACAGCGTAGACTTCTTTAGTGGTTTCTGCGTGTCTAGAGCTTTCAGAACCCTTTCTTGGAATAGACTAATAAAATTAGCACTATATTTGTGCCTCCACTTTTCTTTGAACCTTAAGGATAAACAGTGGTTTATTTGGTCCATAAACTCCATCATTTGTATGTCGTATTCCAAAACTAGTATATTATATAAATATATAATAGAGGGAATTCTTAAAAATGGCAAAGAAAAATACTCCAAAAAAACTAGACCTATACAACGCTACACCTGAGTTTCAAAACTTTGTAGCCACCAGAAGAGCGTTACCGCTAATTGGATTAGGTAGAGTAGAGAATTCTTGCATCTATTATTTTGAGTATAACGGTCCAAACTCTAGAGAAGACACAGCTCTTATCATGCTTGTCGATACGGATAGAAGCAATTCTATGTATTTTAATTATGAGCCATTCCAACACACTTCTGTGGAAATGGCAGGTCTTCCCTACCCTCCTCTAATTACGAGAAGAAATAAATTTACTGGGAAAACTTCTAGCAGAGTCTCTAAGTCTTTTCTGAGGAACAGGAAATATTCCAAGAAACCTAGAAAATCCTTAGCTGTAGGAAATCAGTACTTTGCTGGCATAAGGCTAGATACTTTAGCACCATTCTTGGTTAGTGAGTTAATTTCAAGATACGGAAAAAGACGAAACGTAACCATGCTGGATGCTTTAAAAATAAAATTTTATAATGGAGAAGGGTACAGAGTTTTTAACAAAAATTACGTATCCAACTTCGCTGCAATAGACCCAGATAACTACAACGCTACTCTCTAATGGCTGATAATCTTAACGAAACGCTCAATGAACTAAAAGATACGGTGATGCCATCACTGTTTCCGCCGTTGATGCATTCTATTGAGGAGCTCACCAAAGTTACGTTACGGACAGGCAGAGATTTTGGTGATAACTTTAAAGGTCTCACCGACCAGTTCCGTGGCTTAGACGTGTCTATGAAGGATGTTACCCAAATGTTGGGACAAAGCATTCAAACGGGCGTTGATATACAGGGAGTAAACAAGCAGCTTATTATTGATGTTAAACGTCTTGGGTTTAACTTAGGAAGTTTCATGAGTACTATGGGAACCTTTGAGCAGGTTCTTGGTATGAATGAAACGACTACAGGTAACTTAGTAGACGCTACTATAGATTTCGCAGCCACATTCGGAAGAAACGCCGACCAGCTAGTGAAAGTAATGGGCAGTCTAGTAGAACCTATGGCAAGAATAAGCAATGCCTTTGGCGCTACAGCTGCGGCAGGTTTCGCAGAATCTATTGTGGGTCTAGGAGCTGCAATGGGTCCGATGATGGCAGAGCGGCTTGGTCCTGTAATGTCCAAGTTTATTACTGCCGACCCTGAAGGATTTAGGAGAGCTGCGTTGGCTGGCGGGGGTATGGGAGCGATGGAGTCTCCTGAGCAAATGGTTGCACTTGCTCAAGGCGTAATTTCTAGGATTGATAGACTAGTCACCCCTGGAGCTCCGTTTACTGCTGGTATTGCTGCACAAATGTTTGGGCTGTCACAAGGAGACGTTAATGTTCTTAGGCAATTAGCTCAGGTAAACATGTCTCAGTTGGCTATGGCTGAGGAAGCTAGCAGGATAGAAATGGCTAAACAGCAAGCAACTAAGCTGTTTACTGATGAATTAGCAGAACTTCAATTGGAGCTTCAAAGTGCATTGATGCCGCTAATTAGCGCTAGTACAGAAATGATAAGTAATATTTTTACTGCGTTCAAAGAAGTACTTCCGAAATTTAATAACGATATAATTAATTTTACTACCGAACTAGGTGATTGGATACGGAAGAATGTAACCTCTGAAAATATAGAATCAGGTCTAAGGGCGTTTGGAGAGATGGCGAAGATGGGTAATGAATACTTTAAGATTGCTAAGGCTTACTTAATGACGAATGTACCTGAATGGTTTGCTATATCTAAAAACTTCTTCGTTAACACGCTACCTGCAATTTTCGATAATACCCTAGCAGAGGTCAAAAAAGCAATAGACGATATGCAAGCTTACTTTGTAGGATTGTTCGATAATCATATCGTGCCTGCGTTTAGTAAAATGGTTAATTTATTCGACTCTATGACGCTTGCGTTTACCGCTATTAACGCTGGGCTAGCGTCTGGTAAAGGTTTAATGTTCGGAGACACCATGTTTGATGTAATGGCTCGCGTCTACGCTGCCGGGAAATCACCTGAATTTGCGGCA